ACTACACCAATGCACACACTTGCACCCTACAGCTCCACCTTGCACCACTTTGGTGCACCTAGGTGTCGCCTGTGATGCACATATGTGCCCCCTTGTCAACCCTTAGGACACTAATGATTAGCCCCCTAAGGTTCGTCAGCTAAACATTAGGGCCCTAAAGGTTCGCAGGCTAAACATTAGGCCCCTTAGGGGTTCATGAGGGCCGGGGGAGGGCCTGGGTTTTATATATTTGTATATGTACCTGCTCAGATTTGCTAAGGAAACCCTCAGGAAACCCTTTAAAAACTAATGTAAATACAAATGATTCGCATTATCACTCTTATGTGATAACTATATTGATAATTATGATAAAAAAGTATCACAAAAGTGACTCTGAGGGGTTGACAAAAGGGTAAACTTGGGGCACCTTAGGGTTTCTTAAGTATATCTCTTGACTTTTGGTTAATTTTATGGTATAATTATGGTATATACTTAAGACACTTAAGTAAATCGTTAAGTGTTTATTATTAATTACTCTTAAAGTATCACTTAAGTACCCTTAAGTAAGGAAAATACTTATGACAGAAACTAAAAAGATTGGTCGTCCTAGAAAAGAGGTTGTCGAGTCTAAAAAACCAACCAAAAGGAATAAGGTTGGTCGACCTCCGGGCGACGCCGCAATCATCAATGAGTACAAAGCTAGGATGTTGGCTTCACCTAAGTCCCGTAAGGTACTCGACAGCATTCTTGATGCGGCACTAAACGATGATCACAAGAATCAAGCGGCGGCTTGGAAGTTATTAATGGATCGTATGTTGCCTGTAAGCTACTTTGAGAAAGATAAAGAAGGTGGTGGTCGACCTGCAGTATCCATCACGATCTCAGGAATCGGGGAAGCCAAGGTTACTGAAGAAGACATTATTGATGCAGAACTTGTCGAAGATGAGTCTAGGGGAATTGATGACGAAGGATGAACTAATTGAAATTGTCAAAGAAGACCTTGTGCGTCACGAAGGTTATGTGACAGAGATTTATCTGTGTTCTGAAGGATACCCTACATTTGGCATTGGACACATGGTCACTGAAGACGACATGGAGCACTCATGGCCCGTAGGAACCCCTGTGACTGACGCAAGAATCCTAGATGTCTTTCATAAGGACTGTAGTGTTGCCTATAGTGATGCTTGTGCTCTTGTCTTAAACTTTGCAGGACAAGCTCCAGATGCTCAAAGAGTGCTTGTGAATATGGCATTTAACCTTGGACGTAATCGGCTAGGTAAGTTCAAGAATATGTTACGTTACGTCAACGAAGGTAACTACCTAATGGCCGCTAATGAAATGATTGATTCAAAGTGGTATCGTCAAGTAGGCCGACGAAGTAAAGAACTTGTTGACATGATGAAAGAGGCTAAGGCTTGAGTACAGAACTCAATGTCGAACTTCTTCCGTGGCAACAGGATGTCTTTAGCGACCCTGTGCGCTTCAAGGTTGTTGCCGCAGGTCGTCGTACTGGTAAGTCCCGCCTAGCGGCGTGGTTACTTATTATCAACGCTCTACAGACAGAGCGAGGCCATGTCTTTTATGTAGCACCCACGCAGGGCCAAGCTAGAGACATTATGTGGAACACCTTAATGGAGTTAGGTAACCCTATCATCACAGGTAGCCACATTAATAACCTGACAATCAAACTGGTAAACGGTGCAACCATTAGTCTTAAGGGTGCCGATAGACCAGAGACAATGCGTGGTGTCTCCCTTAAGTTCCTTGTAATGGACGAGTACGCTGACATGAAACCGTCGGTGTGGGAAACAATCCTCCGTCCTGCCCTAGCTGACCAGAAGGGCCAAGCGATGTTCATAGGGACACCTATGGGCCGTAATCACTTTTACGAGTTGTTTCAATATGCGGAAATGTCAGGCGATGAGACTTATAAGGCGTGGCATTTTACGTCTTATGACAACCCACTACTCGACCCAGACGAAATTGATGTCGCTAAAAAGTCAATGTCGTCATACGCTTTCCGACAAGAATTTATGGCTTCTTTTGAAGCATTGGGTTCTGAAATATTCAAAGAAGATTGGGTACAGTTTTCTCCTGATGAACCTGAGTTTGGCGATTATTATATTGCAGTCGACCTTGCGGGCTTTGCTGATGTTGAAAGCGCGACGAAGTCTAAAAACAAAAAACTTGACCAAACAGCGATAGCAATCGTTAAGGCGAATGAAGACGGATGGTGGGTAGCAGATATTGTACATGGACGGTGGGATATCAAAAAAACCGCCCGGAAAATTTTCGAGGCTGTCAATGCGTATCAACCTGTGTCGGTTGGTATCGAAAAAGGAGCCTTAAAGAATGCGGTACTCCCTTACCTCACAGACCTAATGAAGTCAAAGCAACGATTCTTCAGGGTGGAGGAACTCACCCATGGGAACAAAAAGAAAACTGATCGTGTTGTCTGGGCTTTACAAGGACGATTTGAACATGGACAAATTACACTGAATGAGGGAGACTGGAACCCTGAGTTCCTTGATGAACTTTTTCAGTTTCCAAATGCCTTAGTGCATGATGACTTGGTTGATGCTTTAGCCTACATTGACCAATTAGCTAAAGTATCGTACTACTACGATTATGAAGAAGACGATTTTGAAATCTTAGACCCTGTGGCAGGATATTAACATGGAATATGAAAATCAATCTATTGACCCTACTTCCCTTGAGTCTTGGGTAATTAACAAATGTGACCAGTGGCGTGACCACTATGAGTCGAACTACAAAGAAAGGTTTGATGAGTATTATCGTCTTTGGAGGGGGCAGTGGGCCGCTGAAGACACCATGCGTCAGTCAGAACGTTCTCGTATTATCTCTCCTGCCCTTCAGCAAGCAGTAGAGTCTGCAGTCGCAGAAGTTGAAGAAGCAACGTTTGGGCGTGGAAAGTGGTTTGATATCCAAGATGACGCAATGGATACCAACAACGGCGATATTGCAATGTTGCGTAATCATTTAGACGAAGACTTTAAGTTTGTAGCGGCTCGTAAAGCTATTGCCGAATGTATATTAAACTCTGCTGTCTTTGGTACAGGTGTTGCTGAAATTATTGCTGATGAAGAACTTCAGTTAATTCCGGCGACTCAACCAGTCATGGAAGGCGATATGTCTGCAGTAGGTGTTATTGAGCGTACACGAACCGTATTTAAAGTTCGGCCTGTCATGCCACAAAACTTCTTAATTGATCCTGTAGCAACAAGCATTAAAGAAGCCTTGGGTGTTGCGATTGACGAGTATGTTCCAATTCACCAAGTTCATCTTGCCCAAGAAGCAGGCATTTATCGTAACGAGGCTGTACACTCTGCGGCTATTGATATTGACCTTGAACCAGACCAAGAACTTACACAGTACACAGATGACAAAGTACGTTTAACCAAATATTATGGTAAAGTTCCTCGTGACTTGTTTGTTGCTGATGCTGACGAAGGAGAGTCTCCTGAAGACAAATCAGAGTATGTCGAAGCAATTATTGTTATTGCGAATGGTGGCATTCTTTTAAAAGCAGAACAAAACCCATACATGATGCAAGATCGCCCTGTTGTGGCGTTTCCTTGGGATGTTGTCCCTAGTCGTTTCTGGGGTCGTGGTATTTGTGAAAAAGGTTATAACGCTCAAAAAGCATTAGATACGGAGTTACGAGCTAGAATTGACGCACTTGCGCTTACTGTACACCCTATGCTTGCTGTTGATGCTTCACGCCTTCCTAGGGGAAGCAAGTTGGAAGTACGACCCGGCAAGGCCATCCTTACGAATGGCAATCCCGCAGAAATCTTACAGCCGTTTAGATTTGGAAATCTTGACGCCAACACATTTAATCAGGCGGCCAATCTCCAACAAATGGTGCAGATGGCAACAGGAGCTATTGATGCGGCAGGTATTCCGGGAAGTATTAACGGAGATTCAACTGCGGCAGGTATTTCTATGTCTCTTGGAGCAATCATCAAGAGACACAAACGAACACTAATTAACTTCCAAGAAGCATTTTTAATCCCTCTGGTTGAGAAAGTTGCTTATCGTTATATGCAGTTTGATCCAGAGCGTTATCCTGCTAAGGACTTTACTTTTGTTGCATCTAGTTCTCTTGGTATTATTGCTCGTGAATATGAAGTTACACAGCTTGTACAACTCTTGCAAACAATGGGTCAAGAGTCACCAATGTACCCAATGTTAATTCAAGCTATTGTTGACAACATGAACTTGAGCAATCGTGAGCAAATTATTGCACAGCTTCAGCAAGCCATGCAACCTAACGAACAGCAACAGCAAGTTCAAATGCAAGCAATGCAAATGGAGATGGCTCAGAAACAGGCCACCGTTGAAAATATTAAAGCACAGACTGCGGAAGTTATGTCACGAGCACAACAAAACTCTGTGGAAACTGAGTTGTTGCCAATTGACAGTGAAACTAAACGTTACTCTGCTGTTATGAAAGGTATGGGTGCTGACCCTACTGAAAAAGAATTCAATCAACGTGCGAAGATTGCTGAGTTAGCTCTCAAGCAACGTGAAATTGAAACTAAGGAAGATATTGTAGAAACACAAATGAGAGGCCAAAATGGTAACGAAACAAGAGTTGGATAACATTCTCACACAAGTGAATGCCATTCTTAAACAATACGACAGTCGTATTAAGGCGTTAGAAGAACAATCAACTAAGCCCAAGGCACCACAAAAGAAGGCTACATTAGCACAAGCCTCTTGACAAGTCAAGTGTTTTATGGTATAATAGTGTATATAAGCAGACAGGAGAAACTCATTGAGTCCTGAAGATGAAAAATATTATGAGAACTATTTAGATTTGTTCTTGACTGCAGGTTGGAAACAATTTGCTAAAGAAGCTCAAGATTTAATAGACTCATATAGAATTGAAGAAATTAAAAACGAACAAGATTTATTCTTTGTCCAAGGTCAAATAAACACTTTAATGAATGTTATTAACTTTGAGACAGGAATAAGAAATGCACTAGACATGGAGGCGGGTAATGATCCGTCGATATGATTTTAAGTGCATAACTTGTGACCACATAGAAGAACAATGGGTAGATTCAAAAGATTTATTCTGTACTTGTCCTGAATGTGGTGACACTACACAGCGGATAATCTCTAATGTTTCCTCACATTTTAAAGGCACCGGATGGCCCGATGCTGATGATAAGTGGGCTAGGGATCATGAAAGAGCCGCTAAAAGATCACATCCATAATGCTACGGCACGGAGTTTAACAATATGGCACGTTTAATTGATCAAGAACCCGAAGATCAACAAGAGGAGTTCGCCACTTTAGGTGAAGATGAGCAAGTAGTCGAGGAAGCCCCTGAGCCAACCCTTGAGGACACTCCAGAACCTGAAGTCGAAGAAGATGACATACCTGAGAAGTATCAGGGCAAAGATATCAAAGATATCGTCCAGATGCATCAAGAAGCTGAAAAGCTATTAGGTCGTCAAAGTTCTGAAGTTGGTGAATTACGCAAGATTGTTGATGATTTCGTCAAGTCTCAGATTAATGCCACTAGCCCACAAAAAGAAGAAGACGAAGAACTCGACTTTTTCAATGAACCTGATAAAGCAATTGCAAAAGCTATTGAGAATCATCCGACTATTAAGGCGGCTCAAGAGACATCAATGGCAATGCAACAACAGCAGATTTTGTCTCAACTACAGACTACGCATCCTGACTTTATTGAAATTGTTCAGGATACAAAGTTTCAAGAATGGACAAATGGGTCTAAAGTACGTCAAGAATTGTATCAGCGAGCAGATAAGCAGTTTGACTTTGAAGCCGCTAATGAACTCCTTACTCTCTGGAAAGAGCGTCAAGGTATGGTAGCAGAGACTGCCAAAGTTCAAGAACAAGATCGTAAGCGTCAACTAAAGGCCGCATCTACTGGTAGCACCTCAGGATCAACTGAAGCCCCAAGTCGCAAAGTCTATCGTCGTGCTGATATTATTAAACTTATGCAAACTGACCCAAAGCGTTACACACAGTTACAGCCAGAAATTATGGCGGCTTACGCAGAGGGTCGTGTCAAATAGTGTTAAGGAGAAATTAACATGGCACTAGGTACTAACCACGTCACCAATACAACTGGTGCAACTTTCATCCCTGAAATTTGGAGTGATGAAATCATCGCGGCCTACGAGAAATCACTCGTACTGGCTAATCTTGTAAACCGTATGCCAATGACTGGTAAGAAGGGTGATACTTTACATATCCCTAAGCCTACTCGTGGCGATGCATCTGCAAAGTCTGCTGAAACTCAGGTAACACTGATTGCGGCAACTGAGTCAGAAGTACAAGTCTCTATCGATCAGCACTACGAGTATTCTCGTTTGATCGAAGACATCACTGACGTGCAAGCACTTGCTTCACTTCGTCAGTTCTATACTTCAGACGCTGGCTATGCACTTGCTAAGCAGGTCGATACTGACCTCTTTGCTCTCGGTAAGTCACTCGGTGACTCTGATGGTGCGGACTGGGTTCACAGCAACTCATACTACATGGATGCCTCTACAGACTTAACAGCATATGCCGTTGACACTGTTGCGGCGGCTGATATCTTCTCTGACGATGCTTTCCGTCAAGCTGTCAAAGAGTTGGATGATGCTGACACACCAATGGATCAACGATTCCTCGTTGTACCTCCATCGGTCATTCAGACTATCCGTGGCATTCAGCGTTATGTTTCTTCAGATTTCGTATCTGGACAAACTGTTGTAAACGGAAATGTTGGTAGCCTTTACGGGATCGACATCTACGTATCAACCAACTGCCCAGTCATCGAAACTGCCGCAAACAATGCCGCAGGCGGTGACTTGAAAGCAGGTATCTTAGGTCACAAAGACGCTATGGTATTTGCTGAGCAGATGGGAGTACGCTCACAGACTCAATACAAGCAAGAGTACCTCGGTGACTTGTTCACTGCAGACACTCTGTACGGCGTAAAGGTTTTACGTCCTGAGTCAGCTTTGGCATTGATCTTCAACGCCTAAGCAACTACCGGGGGAGTCTATTCAGGCTCCCCTGCCTTATTCTAAATACTGGAGATTTCAATGGCTATCTTTCGTGGCATAGGTGGAGCAGGTGATTCTACAACTGACGCTACAGTTACTGAGGTAACCCAACAGGCAACTAATGCCGCCGCTTCAGCACAAGCCGCCGCTACTTCAGCCGCAGAAGCCCTTGCTTCTAAAAACGCTACGCTAGACTTTGGCAACGATCTTACAGTATCCGCAACTGACCTCGCAGAAGGGGCCAGTGCAACCGTCACTTATGTTAGTGGCGATCCTTCTCTTGCTTTTGGAATTCCTACCGGAGCCACTGGAGCTACCGGAGCTACTGGTGCAACAGGTGCTACAGGAGCCACAGGAGCTACTGGTGCTACAGGCCCACAAGGGCCACAAGGCGATGGCTTTACAGGTGGTAGTTATAATGCATCCACTGGCGTTGTTACGTTTACTTCTGATGATGGCTTAGGCTTTGTCACAGGCGATCTACGGGGTGCTGACGGTACAGGTAGTGGTACGGTAACCAGT